TAATCGTTGTCGCTGTATTGGTGTGCTTGAAAATCGTCCGTGTTCTCTGAGATATTTTTCGAAACCACAAACGAACTCCGTATACATTCGCGCTACTTCTGCCATAAAGCGTGAGTCATAAGCTACGTAATCAAGATCAAAACCCTCGAAGTTAACCTCCAAGAGTCGCTTAACCATGATATCCCACTCAAAACTAGCCTTATTCAAACCCATCGCTGAGTATGATTTGTGTCGCGTTTGTATGATGTGTGCTATAAATGGCATGAGATACTGGCGCATGGTAATGAGCATCACAAGTCCGGTTGCTGAACAGCCGGATCTTACCTTGTGCTACTTTCTCTTTAGGTCGGATTTCATCCTTAAGAGTACCAATAGCCAATGTCCATCGTGTCGTGTCCTTATCGTTGTCCAATGCATGTTCAAAATCCTGTAACTCCTGCTGAAGCTGTGGGGTTGGCGTATACGTGTCACCATTTAGCACGAGAAGATCTGTTTTCTTGGTGATCCCCTCAAGTACGAATGGTGCTCCAGCTGAAGTCGAAGTGTCAATCCTATCTATGTACGGCATTGTTGGTATACCGTTTATTGCCTCTTCTACCGTGAGAAATCTGGTTGGGATAATGGTGGGTATGCCATAGATCTCCTCTTGCTCGCTCCGCAGTATTAATTCTGACTCCTCCGGCGTTATTCCACCTGAAATGTCAGAATACTTGTTGATTCCCGCAATCGTTGCAGCGTAACCGAATTTTTTGAATTCAGGTACGGCATGAGTCGGCGCGGAAATTGCTGCGTACAGAGGTGAGGGTCGTATCTTTGATTTCATCGCCGGCACCACTGTCTTCGAGATCACTCCGACGATCGGCAGTTCCCCGGCAATTTCTGTGCGAAAAAGTTCATTTGGTTGTATCGGTCGGATGTTCTCCAAGAAGCCCCTTTGGCTCTCGATTTCTGTTCCTGTTAGCATGTCTGATGTGTCCAATCTGGACAGAGTTTCCTCAATCAATTTGCGCGTAATCAGGACAGTAACCGAGTTCCTCAAGACTGGATTGTTACCAATACATATACCAACCAACTTGTTTTGCATCAGATCGTCGTCCACGTACACCACACTTCCACAGTCACCTGCTCGAGTTGGTGCACTCACCAGGATGGTGTTATGCTGTGTTATCCTTGTCGTCTCCCCATTCACCACGTATGGATAGTACACTGTTTGTTGATCTCGTGTAACCGTACCATGGTGAAAGGAAGCTCGCTCACCGTTGTACCGAATGCTGATGATGTTTCGGTGTAAGAGGTGTGAAGACCCGTCAAAGAATTTATTAAGCATAGTTGCCCGTGATGGAATGATTAAAGGACAGCGGTATAAAACCACATCCTTCTCTCCGGACATCTCAGCTAATTGGTCGCTTCTGAAGGGTATTACGACACCCTCTTTAGTGCCGTGCATGCGAAGAGTAATTTTGGTTCCTTCCGGAAGCCATCTACTACCCTCCTGTGCATTGAGAAAAAA